TACCACCTACATGATAACCACGAGGAATCTTCTTACACTTCTTTTCATCGAAGCAATAATATTTTCCAGGAGGACAACGTTTTGATGCTGCCTCTTCTATAAATTTATCAAATTTTTTAGTCATTCAAAATTTGCTCATACCATTGCTCACTCATACCCATAATAATATTTCCTGCCATATCACTGTTTTCAGCATATCCTTCACGTATCAGATAATCACTAATTTTCTTTGTACGTTCTTGTGCTTCTCTTAATTCTTGAGGTGTAAAAGGTTTCATGTTTTTAAATTAAGTGTTATATGTATTTAGATTACTCTTCTCTCACTACAACAGCACCATTAAATCCACCATTTTTTCCATCAGTATTTACTAGAACAGCATCTGCAGTTGCTTGTGCAGTATATGTTTTTCTTTGTGAGAAGTCATCTGACCAAGAGGTTCCACCTTCATAATAGACATCAAAGTTGTCTAGTGCAGCACTTCTCTTAATGTGATAGGTATATGCCATTAGTTTAACACAGGTCTCCTGGTGTATTTAGACAAAAAAAGAGACCCCCCCGAAGGAGAGTCTCTTGAATAAAGGATATATTTCCTTTCTTCTTACATGAGGTTCTGAACCTTAACACGTCTGTAGTAACGGTTAGCATTAGCACTAAGAGCACCAGCACCAACAGTTGTTCCTTCAGCGAATGGGTTGGCAACAACTCCGTAACGAGTCTTAAAGCCAATTTTTGGTTGGAATGTGTCCTGACCAACTGCACGAACCATCTGTAGAGGAACGTATGGGCAATAGAACAATCCAGCGTCATAAGGTGAAGAACCCTTATATCCAGCAACGTAGTACTGATCAGCAGCAACGTTTGCAGAATAAGGATCGATATAAACCTTAAACTTACCACCAAGAACACCAGCAAATGTATTGCCTGTGTCATCAACGTTAAGATTAGCGTTAAGAGCAGGTGTGTAATCTAGAACACCAGCCATTGTTAGAGCAGAAGCAACGTCAGCAGAGCAGAGGACGATGTTGCCCTTTCCACGACGAGTTCTTTGTGCGATAGCGTTGGCATCTCTTTCGATCTGGAAGATAAGTCCCTTGAACTTCTCAACAGACCAACGACCATTACTATCAACGTCTAAGTCGAACGCACCACCAGTTGCAACGTTAGTTTGAGCACCAGACTCAGCAACCTTATAGATTGTACGAATGATTTCACGGTTGATTTCAGCAAGAATCTCTGTAGAGAGGATATTTGCTAATTCCGCTTCAGCATTCAATCCGTGGATTGCCTTAAGGTCTTGAGCAAGCTCTAGTGAGTACTCAGCCTTTAACGCACGAGATTTCGCAGTAACTGTTACTTTCTCGATGCTGAATGCCATCTCGTTGAACGAGTTCGCAGTAGCGTCACCGAGTTTCTCAGCGTCATCAGTACGCATACCTTGTCCAACAGGATAGGTAGTAGCACCTTGTGAACCTTGTGGGTTTAATGCAGCAGGGTTAGAAGCGTTAGTAAGACCAGTACCACCAGTAGTACCGAAACCAACTGATCCACCAGAGAATCCATTGGAAAGGTTTCCAGAATTGTTCTGTGATGAAAACGCTGTATCTGCTTCATTGAATAGTGCTTCGGTGCCGTCTTGAGCAGCGTAGCGACTTCTCATTGCGAAGATTAGTCCAGTAGGACCATTCATTGGTTGAACACCAGCTAGGTCATAAGCGACCAAGTTAGGCATTGAACGACGAATAAGACTTATTAGAACAGGGTCGAAACCAGCAACGGTTTGTCCACCTGAACTTGTATAACCACCATTACCAACACTGTTAGTAGGAGCGGCTTCATTTAGGAATTCTTTCTCTTCCCTAATTGAATTTTCTTGGTTCTCCAGAAGAACGGCAGTTACCATTCTACGATGTGAGTCTTTGATTGGATCAAGACCTTCGTAGTCTAGAAGGGGTGCCCATTTCTCCTGCAGATGCTCTTGATTAATAGGAGCTTGCATTTGAATTTAACCTCTTTAAAAAAGTTTTAGTTTGAACTATAATTTAAATAATCACTTTTTGGAAAGACGACCTAGAGATGCCATGTAGGCTTCCATCGTTTTTGTTACACCAGACTCAGGAGCAGGTGCTACACCTTCGGATAGATTCTCGGTATGTTCTTTCTTTTGAGTACCAGGATTAGCTGGGAAATAAGATTCCCTTAAGGTACCTAGTTTCTCACGATAGTCTGCTTCACTTTCAAACTCAATCTTTTCAGCAAGAGATTGTAACTTATCTCTAGAAGAGATTGCTAAACCTTCTGTTACATCTGCAAAGATTACATCAGCAGTTGATTCTGCGAGTCTCTTATTAAGAGAAACGTTTTTATCAATTTGCTCATTGAGTTTATTTTCCATTTCATCAAGTTTTTCTACCATACTATTAAGTACATCATATTTTTCGTCAGGGATAGTTACATAATGTTCTTCAAAAAGACCCTTCATTCCTTCAAGGAATGATTCGGTCATTTCTGTTTTGAGTCCATTCTCTACTGCTAGAGTATTCTCTTCAATCCATTCTTGTGAAACGTATTCGAGATAGGAATCAATTCTTTCGGTTAAAGCATCCTTAATTTCAGAAACTTCTTCTACAAGTTTCTCTTCATAAGATGACTTTAATTCTTCTTTGATGGTGTCAACCTTAGTTCTGATTGCAGCCTCAAAGATAGTCCGTGCTTTGTTTTGGAACTCTTCAGAAAGTTCTTCGCCAGCAATAAGAGCATTAATGTCTTCTTCAACATCAATTTTCTCTTCTTCTATTGCATCTTCAGCGACTACTTCTTCCTCAGAAGTTTCTTCTTCTGCAACAACTTCTGTTCCTTCTTCAGTTGTTGTTTCTTCTTCAGCAACTACTTCATCTGTAGTTACTTCATCCTCGGAAACGATTTCTTGGTCATCTTTAACTTCCACTTCATCTCCTGAATTAAGAGCATCTTTTGTGCTAAGACCTTTCATAGGTTCAGCTGCTTTAGCACCCTTATTGACAACGTTTCTCACTTGAGCGAGAGTTTTGCCAGGAGTTGATAACTTATTAGAGTCATCATCTGGTTTAGAGTTTTGTGGAGTAGGACCGCCTAAATCTTCCCAAGTAGCAGGAGTTCCACCAGTGGTTAGCTTCTGCATTGGATCAGCTTTAGCAGCTCCTTTAGTTACTGCGTTTTCCATTTCTTGTAAATCGTTACCAACGGACATTTTTTTTAGATATATTTAAATTAATCTGTATTTATTTATAGACTTTACAGATTTGAAAGAAAATTGTCGAATAAATTCAACTTATGTTCTTCCAGTCTTTTTTGATCAACTAATGTGTTAATCATCTTTTTAGTTCTTTCTGCGAGTTGTTCACGGAGAAGTCCTCCTTCCCAAACCCACTCTTTTCCTTCCATGATGCCATTAACAAATGCATCAGGTGCGGAAGGATCAGCGACGATATCAGCAGCAGTTGCTAACTGAAAATCTTCACCAACTACTTTAGTACCTGTATGATCTTCTTTAAGTGACCCAACACCACGAGAAGAAACTCCTAACATAACACCTTCACCAAGTAGAGATTTTGCAATCTTACCCATTGGTGTCTCAAGAAGTTGTGCCTTACCTTTAAAATTATTACCTTCTCTTACGAGAGATGTAATTTTATGAGATACTCTATCCAGATTTACGGTTGGACCTTCTGGATGTCCCAATTCACCAAGAGCACGACCCTTTTGCACAAAAGATTCATTGTATCTATTAACCTCTTTATCAAGAGTATTTACTGGATACATTCTACCATTACGGTTTTTGATGTCTCCTTGCAAAAATACTCCCTCAATATAAAGTTTCTTTTTAGAACCTTTACCTTCGGTAATAAATTTAACGCTTGAAATTTCTTCTGTAATCAGTTTCATGATTCTTGTTCTTGTTCTTGATCTTCATCAGATTGATCCAATTCTGCATCAACTTCAGTTTCTGTTTCTGCCTCATCTTCAACCTCTACAGCAGGTTCATCAAACATTGATGTTGCTACTTTTGGTTTAATGGCATCTATTTTATCTGAAGATTTTGCATATAGTGCATCCTTAATTGCATCACTGATTTCGCTTGAAGACTTATCAGTGGCAATCAAATCGATGATATTATCCATAATAATTAATAATAGTTATATAATTTATTTATATCTCTGCTTTTTTGCTGTCTTTATCCAACTGTTGACCAACTTGATCTGCAGCAGCATCTAAATCTGGTTCTAGAGGAACTTCACCCATTGCCATAGGATCACCACCCATACCACCATCTGGAGGTAATGGTTCTCCAGTAATTGGATCTACCATTGAAGGATCTGGAATAATACCTTTTTGTATTTCATCTTCTATTTGCTCATCAATTTCTATAATTTCTGAATCAGTCTGACGTAATACTCTTCTTCTTACATATTCATTAGAATAGTACTTACCAATATAAGGTTCGATTTGACCAAGCATATTCATTCTACCTTCCATAAGTTCAGATTCCTTAAGTTCGGCAAATTGATTATCGTATAAGAAATCATATTGGATATGATCTTCCATTACATCCCAATCTTCTGGAGTAACAATATTCTTTAGAATCAATTGAGTTCTGAGTATATCATTAAACATTGCAGCAAAACGTTTTCTTAAACGTCCTACAAACTTAGCAAATTTAAGTTCATCTCTTAAGATTTCTGATGAACGTCCCAAATTAAATCCACCATCAGTAGCAATTCTAGATTCAGGAACACCTAATGAACGATATAGTTTCTTTTGGAAGTACTCAATATCAGCAAGTTCTCCAAGGTTTTGTCCACCAGGGAGTGTTGTGATTTCAGTTCCTCTACCACCTTCTCTTCTAGGCAACCAGAAATCTTCCATCATAGACATGAACTTT